GGTCGCCAAGGTGGTACAGAAGTACTTTCCAGACTTCCGTCGAGTATTGACAGAACTGCAGTCCTATGCAGCGTCTGGTTCGATTGATGAGGGTATCTTTGTCGATCTGAAACAAGAGTCTATCGATGAGGTGTTTCATCTACTGAAGACAAAGAACTTCACTGAGATGCGTAAGTGGGTTGCAAAGAACTCTGATCAAGACATGAACGAGATGTTCCGTCGAATTTATGATGCAGCGGAGAACTTCGTAGAGTTCCGTAGTCTGCCTGGCTTCTGTGTGACAACTGCAGACTACATGTACAAGTCTGCGTTCGTTGCAGATCAGGAGATCAATCTTGTTGCATTTTTGACTGAAGTGATGATCGAAAGTGAATACAAGTAATGTTGGGGGTTCGCAAACCATTCGACAAGGAGATGCATGACCAAACTGATGAGGCTGGTAAAAATGCAACTTTGGAATTCATAAACCGTAATCTTGCTGACAAACCTAACCTTCGAACAATAGAGAATCCAGATCAATACGGAATAGATCTATTGACCTTGAATGAAAAGGACGAAGTGATTGCATGTTGGGAAGTTGAAGTACGGTTTGGAAACTGGAAAGGGGATCGTGATTTTCCTTTTGATACCATCAACTGTATTGAAAGAAAAGATCATATGTGGAAGAAGGAGAATTCTTTCACAGATAAGATCCCCTTTCCTGTAACTAGTAACTGCAAAGTTTACTATGTCCAACTTAATGATCTTTGTAATAGATTTGCGATAATCGAATCCGCTAACGTTTTGAAGTGTCGACTCAGACCTTGGTCTAATAGATTTCAACAGGGTGAGATGGTTCGACAAGTCCCCTTGAAGTGGGTAAAACAGGCGAGATTGTAATGAGTGAATGGATGAAACGACTGATCAAGAAACACACATGTTTCTATTGTGGTGAGACAGTCAATAAAGCAGACATTGTAAAAGTGAAGTTAGACACTGGTGAAGGTCCACACGAACTCACTGCATGTGAACAGTGTGGTAAAGATCTGAATAAAGTGTTGATAGAAATAGAAAAGGTAAAAAACGATGAACTTTAACCAAACACACGAAGACGGATCTATGGTTAACTACGTTGTCCCAGAAGGTGCGGATTTGAATGAAGTACTAGATTCTTTCATGGACTTTTTGCGTGGATGTGGTTATGTGATCCCATACACTTCATGCTTGACAATCGTAGATAAAGATGATAATGTAGATGACGATCATATGGATCACTGGGGACAAGACGTGGAATTTGATTGATGGCTAAAGAACATACACCTTTTGATTTCATGAATGCAGTATCTGAGTTTAAGAAGGATATCATTCGTGGAAACGATAATCCAGAAATGGCAGAGAAAGAATATGGTGAGTACATGTACATCATCAATCGTGGTTTCTCTTACTTTGAAGATACTATTCTTCACGCAAACGAAATGAACCAGAGATCAGATATGTTTCCTATAGGTTCCTTTGACTACTATAATGGTATGTTGAGGAAACGTAAACGGTTCTCTAAATGGCACAAAGCAGAACAGAACGATGACTTGGATGCAATCCAAGAGGTTTATCAGTGTAACCGTACCGTTGCAAAACAGTACTTGAAAGTCTTGACAAAGGATCAACTGGAAGAAGTTCACCAGAAGTTATTTGTTGGTGGTTGAATTATTTAAAATAATAAATAATTTTTGTTGATAATGATCAACACCACCCATAACAAATAAATTATAAAAAAGGTGAACATGTATTATGAACGAAGATATTTTTAAGGGCGTTGGTGTAGAGATTGAACTACCTTCCGATGATAGTTTTCTAAAAGTTAAAGAGACTCTAACTCGTATCGGTATTTCCTCACGCAAAGAAAAAAGACTATACCAATCTTGTCACATTCTGCACAAGAAGGGTAGGTACGCCATTTTGCACTTCAAGGAGTTATTCATCCTAGATGGTAAAACAAATACCTTTACGGACGAAGACTTATCAAGAAGAAACACAATCGTTAATCTTTTGGAGGAATGGGATCTTATTAAGATCGTCGACAAGGAAAAGACTAAAGACCCTGTCGCTCCTCTAAATCATATTAAAATTATTTCTTATAAAGAGAAAAACGACTGGGATTTGACAGTCAAATATAACATTGGAAGGAAATAAGTGTTATAAATAAACGTGGACGCCGAAAGGGTCCACACAACTTTAATCTTGCTTTAAAAGGAGATATTCTATGAATAGAGCACATTTTAACACACTATCACCCTATGCAGTTGGTTTTGACCGTATGCTAGATCGCATTCTAGATCATCAGGAAAATAACCAAGCAACAGGTTTCCCACCATTTAATATCGTTAAGAAGTCAGATACAAACTTCCGAATTGAACTTGCTCTTGCAGGTTACAAGGAAGAAGACTTGGATATTCAATACCAAGAAGGTGTCTTGACCATTACTGGTGATAAGGATAACTCAGAAACAGATGGTTATATCCATCGTGGTATCTCAGGACGTAAGTTCACACGTAAGTTTACTCTTGCAGATGATATCATTGTTCAAGAAGCTGAGTTGGAAGATGGTATGTTGACGATTCGTCTGGAACGAATTATTCCAGAAGAGAAGCGTCCACGCACTATCGATATCAACAGGAATATTCAAAAGTCTTTCCTTACAGAAGACTAATACTCAGAGGGTTCTTCGGAACCCTCTTTTTTTATGAAACAATGTTACAAAAGTTTTTATCAAATTTCATATTTCTGTTACAAAAATGTAGTATAATACAAACTACATAAAGGTGTATGGGTCGGAGTGATTCATATTTACACTTTTAGTTGAAACACTAAAATCGAAAAGGAATTCCATGAAAATTTTACACACACTAGCTGCAGTCGTCGCACTTGCAGCAACCCCTGCTGTTGCACGTGATCAAGTGCACGTTGCAGGATCATCAACAGTACTACCCTATGCATCAATTGTTGCAGAGGCTTTCGGTGAAAACTTTGACTTCCCAACACCAGTAATCGAATCAGGTGGCTCAGGTGCTGGACGTAAAAGACTATGTGAGGGTGTTGGCGCAAACACTATCGACATTGCAAACTCATCATCACTTATCAAACAATCAGATATTGATCGTTGCGCTTCAAACGGTGTAGGTGCACCAGTTGAAGTTCGCATCGGATATGATGGCATTGTATTTGCAAGCCGCATTGAGACAAAGGGGTTTGAAAATATTACGCCTATGCATATCTATTTGGCGGTATCAGATAAATCAAATGCACAAAACTGGCAAGATGTAGATCCATCATTCCCAGATCGTCCGATTAAAACATTCATCCCAGGCACTAAGCATGGTACACGTGAAGTGTTTGATAAGAAGGTTATGGTAGCTGGTTGTAAAGCAGCAGGTTCATATGATTTGTTCTTTAAACAGAATGGTGAAGATAAAAAGAAAGCTGAAAAAGAATGTATGAAAGTTCGTACAGATGGTGTGAGCATCGACATTGACGGTGACTATACTGAAACTCTTGCTCGGTTGAAAAATAACCCAGAAGGTATTGGTGTATTTGGTCTATCATTCTTGTTAAACAACACAGACACAATCTATGCCGCAACGGTAAATGGAATTTACCCTTCAACTGAAACAATTGCTTCTGGTGAATATCCCATTTCTCGTCCACTTCAATTTTATGTAAAGAAAGAGCATATCGATGAGATTCCAGGCTTGCGTGAGTACATTGAATTCTTTGTATCAGACGAAATTGCGGGACCAGATGGTCCGTTGGCAGAATACGGATTGGTATCTGATCCTGAGCTTGCAGCCACACAAGATATGGTCGCTGAATTTTAAGTGGTTTTATTAAAATTTTAGTTGACATTTAAGTGATCCTGTGATATAGTCATAGGATCATTTTTTTATGGAGGCAAACAATGACTATCAAATCAACTGCGTTTATCCCAGTATTTGAAGAAAAGTTTAAACGGTATTTGAAAGATATCGAAAAAGAATATGCCAAACCAAAATCGGAACGCAACAAAGGCAACATGAAAAAGTGGAGCCAAGAAGCAAAAAGTCTTCGCAAACTGTTTCGTGAATGCAAAGAAGAAATGGGTGGTCAGTGTTGTCCTCATTGTGGAAAAGACATAGACAAAAAATACTAAATATACTCTGTAACACATAAACACACAACACAGGAGAAGATTATGTTTTCAACAGACTATTTGTCGAACGTATGGATCGACGCAATACAAAACGCAAAAACAACTTGGGTAAACACTTGGGTTAAAGATGAAGCAATGAGTGCGCCTCTGCACGAGTTCATCAAATTGCAAACAGAATTCACAAAAGAAACAATGAAACATACCACTGCATTTTCTAATGCGGCAGGTTCAGCTATGGCGAAGATGGTAAAATGATGGCGAATAAAAACCCTTTTGAAATTAGATCTGAAATGTTACAACTTGCAAAAGACTACATGGATCAACAGTATCACATGAACCGTGAATTTACGGAAAAAATGTTTGAAGCGGGTAAAGTTGCAATGGAAGAATATAAAGAAGCAACCAAAATGTATTCCATGGAAGAACTCATGGAAAAGGCTAAGGAAATGTATAGTTTCGTTTCTAAAAAAGATTAAATCAAAGGGGATCTTCGGATCCCCTTTTTTATTGCGTTTTATTGTCACTGTTGCGTTTTTCGCATAACAGGTTTCTCAAATTGGTCACCCTTACTGACCAATTTCTGTACTAAATAAATGTGTATAAGGAGTAAAATGCAGACGGTTTTCTGCGCTCGGATCACACCATACATTTATCACATTTAGGAGAAATCAGATGACACACGTTGTACTGTCAGTAACAAGCATGTTTAACGCATGGCAAGAAGGTATCTATTCCTTCATCAAAGAAGTCGCAGTCAAATACAAGGCTCGCAAACTCGCAAAAGAAACAATCAATCAACTACAAGGTCTAAATGATCGTGAACTCGCAGATATGGGTTTGCATCGTGGGATGATTCGTCAACTTGCAGAAGAACATTATCAAGCAGAAGTAAACAAAAATCTGAAAGGATGGGTGTAACAATGGATAATGTAATGAAATACACATTCGCACCACTATCAGGATTTTGGACAGGATTCAGTAATTTTTGTGAAGTAGCGGGATACGCACGTGCTGCATCACATCTTGCGTCATTAGGATATCACGAAGAAGCAAAACATTGCATGGAACAAGTCGCAAAACTTAGAAAATGAGTTATAAATATTGGTGTAATTAAACTCACCAATAGGAGTACGCATGTCAGATGTTTTGGTACTAAACGCAGATGGACAACCGATTAACTTTCTGCCCCTCAGTACTATAAAATGGAAGGATGCGATTACTTACATGTGGATGGACAAGGTACATGTCCTAGACTGGTACGATGACTGGATGGTTCGAAGTCCCAGTTGGGAAACAAAAGTACCTGCAGTCATTATGATGAAAGAGATGATGCGGAAGAAGAGTAAACCTCGGTTCTCCAAAACAAACCTCTACATTCGGGATATGTACACTTGTCAGTATTGTTTGAATCGGTTTCCACGGCGAGAACTTACACTAGATCATGTTATCCCCACCTCAAAAGGTGGGGGAACACATTGGGAAAACATCGTCGCCGCATGTGGACCCTGTAATACCAAAAAAGGCGACAAACTTTCCCCCACCCCACATAATAGACCTCATCATCCTGGCTACTACGAACTAGTACGCAAGAAGAAACAGATCGACAACTACGAATTAAAACATCCTAGTTGGGAGAACTACTTGGGTTAACCACCACCCGCAAGAGACATTGGATTTCCATCACCACTTCCATTGAACTGTTTAATATCCGCAACGTTAGTGTCACCAGCTCTTGAATTCATTATTGTCTGATAAGTTGGTCCGCCAACGTTATTAATAACTGCAGGACTCATACCTTGTGATGCACCTTGCACTGCAGTCTTTATTTGACTTTCTACAAATTGCGGGTTTGGTGCAATCTGGTCCATCCGTAGATTTTGTCCACTGCCTGGCACATTACCATACCTCGTCCCATCACCTGCAGTAAAGTAGTTTCTTTTTGAACCTGCAAGGATTGCTTGAATGTCTGCAGGTGCACTATCCATTGGATTACCACCACTTTGTATAGGACGTGTGCCGCCACCTGCGCCCGCACGTGCCTCTGCGACTGCTAGTGCTTTTGAACGTTGTCCCTCCTCAGATCCCATGTAGTTCATTTCTGATTGTTTAGAAGCCTTTTCCATTTCTCTGATTTTCTTTTGTTCTGGATTACCACCAGACCAAAGTGCTTCAATGATTGAATCCATAACATAATCCGCAGCAAAGTAACCACCAATACCACCAGCAAGTCCACCAATCAATGTACCCCATCCAGGCACAACAGATCCCATTATCGCACCAGCGGTTGCAAATAAGGCGGCAGATGCACCAACCAAGAATATTCTTGCAAGTGCTTTCTTCTTTTGATCATCAGGCATATCTGAGTTGAGAATCATTGCAACTTCAAACATCATTACGAGAAGTGCACCCCAACCTGTTAGTCTAACAAACTTCGAGACTCTTCTAAAGATCTTGGAGTATTTTGGATCTAATGTTTTTTCTAGTTCCGCAAGTGCTGCGTCACCAGACACCATTTTCCCATCTGGTCCTCTTAGGGATTTACCGTTATTTGCAAGAGAGTATCCCTTTAACGTTCGTGCAGCATCCGCACGAACTTCTGCTTTTGAAACCGAACCGCTGTTGGTTTTTACAGTTGGAGGCGGTGCAGCGGGTTTCGCAGGTGGTTTAGGTGGTTTAGGTGGTTTAGGCGGTGCGCTAATTTTTGGTGCGCCTCCTGAAGCTGATGGTGTTGGAAGTTTTGGACCACTACCACTAACTTTTGGTGGAGTACCAGAGGTAGGTGCTTTAGGTGAAGTACCAGAGCCAGGTGCTTCTGGTAACGCAGGTGTAAGACCCAATCCTGCTTTCATTCTATTAAGAGACTTTCTAACTAAATCATTTTTTTGTTGTTGGAATCTATTACGTTGCTTTGCAGCCTTTTCAGATTCTGCATTTAGTCTGCTCATCCTCTCTTGATAACCTCTCCACGCATTTACTCCGATACTAACTAATGTAAGTCCTGTGATCACGTTGCCGATAGATTTTAGAATAGTATCCCAAGACAGACTAAATTCATCGATCTTTTTCATGATCTCGTCCATCTTCAATATCATATTGTCAAACGTTGTTGTCAATCTTTCAAGGGATGCGGTCATGTCACCTAGTTTTGTTTGCATCGATGCGAACTGTGCTTTGAGGTTTTCTGGATTCAGGCCCTCACCTATTTTACCTAATACTGAATCAACTGCTTCACTCGCTGCACCATCGAACTTGGCGTCTAAGTATCCTCTTACAACATTAGCTACTGCAAATGCAACACCTGCAAATAATAGTTTCTTACCGATGCCACTCATGCCGCCCAGAAGACCCATGATTCCAAATTTACTTCCGCCGCCTTCTCCACCACCATCATTACCAGACCCTGTACCAGTGACTGTACTAGTACCAGTGCCACCCTTACCCGCAAGTTTTTGTAGTGTGATTTCCTGAAGGTCGTCTCTTCTTTTTTGTGCTTCTGCAGATTCTTCTTGTTGTGCCAGTTGAGAACGCATCAAACTTGTTTGTTCGATTGTATTACGTGCCACCACTTGAAACAAATTTCCAAGTTTGTCTAGATTAATATTAACCGAAGCAATAGAGTTAGTTCCACTGTTACGTGTTAACTGTCCCTCTGCTTTTAAACGATCTAAGATCGCTTGGGTTTCCATACTTACTTCAGCCATTTAATCTATCCTGTTATTCTTGTGCTTGTTTTTCTAAGAAGTCAATTAACATATTAAAGTATAGGTCTCTTTCATAAGGCATTAATGATTCTATCTCATCTATTGAATATTTATGATGCTGCGCCATTGAAAACACGATTTGGTAATAATCTTTCAATGTCATATGACACAGCATTATTCGAAAAAAGAGCGCATTCCTTCTAATACAAAAGTTTGTTCTTTACCATCTTTATTGGTATATTTGATTTCATGTCGAAGTTTTGGCATTGTTGCAAAGAACTCTTCCACACCTTGAACGACTGCACCAGACATGTTATTCATAAAGTCATTAATCTCTTCGTCTGTATAATCTTTGAAGTTATATGTTTCTTCTTCAGATGCAAGTTGGTCAAGACACGACAACAAAATGTAGTAACTAGCGAGAGGATCGTTTGAATTCAATTCTGTAATTCTAATGAATTCATCAATGGTGGGATATTTTAAAAACAAATAAAATTCATCACTAACTTTAATCTTGTTTGTGTGTCCTTCAGTTCTCAGAACCTTCACATCATCTACATTCAAAGAGAGTTCTACTTTCTCAGATGTTTCTGGGTCTGTAACAATGAATTCAATTACGTTGTTCACACTACGTGAACGCAGTACCATCATTACATATTCCAAATCAAAGATTGCAAGGGAAGAAATATCTACATCAATAAGACAGTTATTGAGAACTTGTTTTGCAGCGAGAACTTCTGCGTCCACATCATCAGATTCAGCCGCAACTAGTAAGATCTTTTCTTCTTTGACCGTAAAGGGTCTGTACTTTATCTTTTTTCCAGTAGATGGTAAAGTAAGTTCTGCAATGGGCAAATCAATTTTTGGTAGACCACCTGTGTTTTTAGGGGCGGTCTTCTTTTTTCTTCTAGTCATAATATACTCCTATAAAATATTATAATCCTATGCTTCTTGTTAGGATATCCATTGAATTGTTAACACGTTGAAATCTGTTAATGGTATCTTGAATACTGTCTCCACGAAATCCCTGTTGCATTGTCTGTCGTGCCACACCTGCAAATCCTGCGACTGCGCCAAGAATTTGGAAAAATCCTGCACCACGTCCAAGTCTTGATGTCGGACTGCCTGGTCTCAAACCAGAGTATTCAATTCTATCATATGAGAATGCAACTGGTAGTGTTAAATATGAATCATTACTTTCCCAAGAAAGATCTAAATCACCAATTGCACTTGGCCATGCTTTGTCCAAGATCACTTCATAAAAACGTGATGGATCACCATCAGTTGCAAAGTGCCTAATTGTCAGACGACACGAGTATTCATCTTTGTATCCAATCTCGTATGGAAGTTTGCCATCAACTTCTGATAGGTTACCACCCGATGTTCCAATGTTAATAACAGACTGCATCCACGAGTGAAAGAACTTCATAATTTCATGATCACTATCAACCATGAATATTGTGTTCACTTGTGTATTCTGTACACTCATTGGAAATTGTTTTGGTAATGATGCAACCGCTTCGTAGTTTGCAACGTTCAAAGACACAGAAGGAATCTGTGCAGTTTTACAGAAGAACGTCAAGTCTTTTGAACTCATCAATGAGTTTATTCCTTCAGGATACCCTGAAATGGTAACCTGAAACAAGTTTGATTGGGATGGTCCACCAAACTTGTCAAAAGTTGATTTGAATTCTGATATGCGCATTATCCGTTCCTTATAATTCTACGAGAGTCTGCATAGACTTTATTCTTCGATGCACCCACAAATTTTGCAGTTGGTAAGAACAACGCTATATCCCATTCCACAGGGTTGATATAGAAAAACTTTGATCTTACTTGACTATTCAAATAGTGTTTTATCGTTGGTTTAAATTCTTTAAATTTAGATGCACCATTCAATACCCTATAAGACATTTTTAGTCTCGTTGTATTATCATACTTATCGTTTGTTGTTAAATCATATAACGAATCCATTAATCTTGCACGTAAGACAGGTGGTAAGTAGTGCATATTGATACCCATGAACCCGCCTGGCGCAGGACCAATTGGGAAGATCAAAGGAAATTTATCGTAGTATGGAAGTGTCGCTTTGTGTTTCGCATCGTATGCAAAGAAATACATGTTCCCATAACCAAGACCAGATGAACCTCTGTCTTTCAGTTCTCTTTGGACCGTCTCTGCATTGATAGGACCATCTTTAACTTTCTTTTGCGCAGCATCCCTGTACCACTTACGTGCAGCATCAGTACGTGCAGGAACTTCCCCTGAACGGATACCTCTAAGTAGAATGTCGTTAAAGAGTGTTGCTGCCATCTGTATTCTTCTGTTTTAATGTTTTAGAAATAATTTTTCTTCTTAGTTCAGATGCTTTTTCATTTCTTTTCCATGCCCATGCTTTCAACATCTTTCTACGTAGTTTCTGCATCTTACGTAAATGTTTTTCTTTATTTACTTTCTTCATATGAGTCACCTTCGCATGTACAGGGTTCACCATAACACTGACCGCATACCCATTCTTTCATCAACTTATTGATGGTTGCAAGTGCTTTCTTGCCGTCTGGGTGGTTTGGGTTCACACTTACTTCATCACCGTTCACGAAGTCGGAGATGTTCGCAGACTTACCCAACGCAGTAATCGCCTTGTGAAGTGGATCTTTTGGATCGTACTTTCTTTCGAAGCCAGGTTTACCTCTGAGTTCAACCCACTTCTTGTCGCCTTTGTTCCACATCTTCAAGACATCCTGATCTTTCCCACGAATGAGTTTTAGTTTGATGCCTTCTGATATGTACTTCCTATAAGACTTCATTACTTTATTCCTAGTTCTCTTTCTGTCATGATGACAAATTCCCAACCACGTTTCGCACAGTATTCTCGTGCTGCTTTCCATTTCGCATCATTAACACCCCAAGTCTTAACCTCATTCAAATATCTACGAGAAACACGTCCTGTAGGTGTGTTATTCTTCTTCCTTGGATCGGGTGGTAAGGTTTGTTTGTATGGTTTGATTTCCACCATCACTGTTACCTTATTACCATCACGATCTTGTTTGTTGACAATCACATCTGGAAAATATCTGTGAATGTGATTGTCAACTGGGGATCTATACGGAACGATAAGTTCTTCAGATTGCCACCAGTTTACGTCTGGATGTTCGTCACACCATTTAAAAAATTTCAGTTCCCATAAACTACGGTATATGATATTTGTTGGGTCACCTTTGTACTTTCTCGGATTCTTCGGACGGAATCTACCATTATATGCCATTATCAATTTCACTTCTTGGTTATAAATAGAGTTACGCAATAGTATTTATAAGGTTTCTACAAATGACAGGAAAATACAGACCAGAGATTGCTCGTCTGAATAGTTCATACAAAAACAATCCTACCCTGTTCTCATTTCCAGAAAATAAAACAGGACATTCAATCTTGTTTGTTTTCAAGGAATATGACTATAGAGGGTATGTAAAGAGCGAAAATTCGCCTGCGTATTATTCACAACGAACACGCAATATCGGTAGGGGTGTTGGTGCACGAACTAATGCTATTGCAACTACTATTAATAATGGTGGTAGTATAGAATTACCGTTCCCAAAACAACTATCGGACAACACATCCCTTCGCATCAATGCGTTCGAACGTGAAGCGATAACAGAAGCGATCACCCAACAACTTACTAATAGAGCGGGTCCATTCAGTGGTGCTTCGGGTCTCGGTGAAATGGCTGTGGGTAGTATTGCAAATATTGCAGGCAGTCTTGCAGATGACTTTGCAAAACTTGGTTCATCGTTTGCCGCCAATGGTGGCGAAAATGGGACTGTTATGAGTAGTATTACAGGAACACTGGAAAAAGCATTAAAAGTTGATGCGAATCAAGCAGCACTTGCAGCAGGATATCTACTTAGGAAAGTAGTTAGTAATCTTTCTGGCGATATTTCTAGAACTATTGACATGGTTACTGGTGGGGTGACAAACCCCAAGGAAGCACTTGCATTTGAAGGTGTGGATTTGAAATCGCATAGTTTCTCTTGGGAACTATATCCTTCAAACAGACAAGAAACCGAAACTATAGATAAAATCGTAAAGTTATTCAAAAGAAGTTCGTTACCAGATACATCAGACTTGATCCCAGGCGTGATGGAACAAACTCTTCTTACATATCCAAGTACAGTAGAAATCAAACTTGTTG